CGGTACCACTAACAAAGGTTAGCGTGTCGGTCAAACCATCAGCAACAGCGCTTCCTGTTGCTGCCCAAGTATATTCGGTATCTGTATCATCCACAGTAAAAGTTTTGAATGTTACTTGTGGGTATCTGTTGTCAAGGTTTGTAGAAGCGGTACTGGTAGCAGTAACATGCCCATATGTGTCAAGAGTGGTTGTCAACTTTTGTAATACATTACCATCCACTTGGTTAACGAGTATGCTAGCCGCAGATGATGTATCTGTGTGAGCAATAGTAGCTCCCGAACCTTGGCTTGCGGTATGTGTTACAGTAATACCACCACCAGCGGTTATATTAGTAACATAATTTGGTTTATCTGTAATGCCATCCCATGCAGTATTACCTACAAAGTTGTTGGCATATATTGTTTTGTATGTGCCTGTTGTTGCTGCACCAAGGTCATATGTGTTGTTAGCATATGGAACAAGATTACTATTTAGTTTTGCGGTTACAGTTAAAATATCTTCGTTAGTATCGCCAATTATAGTGTTGCCGTTAATAGTTGCAAGACTGTTTACAACTAATGTTGTTGAAATGCTGTTATTGGCAGTAAAGTTTCCACCCGATGATAAATTTGTAGCACCACTAACAGTAAGATCGCCTGTAACAATAACGTTGTTGCTAAATGAAGTGTTACCAACAAGAGTTGAAAGACCGCTTACTCTAAAATTGGTAACAACATTTGCAGAGTTAAGAGTTGCAAGACCACTTGTGCCTAGTGTGGCTGTGCCAACATGAGTTGCAGCAACGTTAGCGGCTGAAACTACATTTGATACAGACAAGTTTGCGCTTACGGTTGTGTTGCCAGTAACAGCGAATGTGCTATTAGCTGAGTTGAATACGAAGTTTGCACTATCGACAATCTCACCACCAGTGCTTACGAATGGAACACGAGTTGCAGTCAGATCACGCACCATCAACGAAGCAGTGTTTGCTTGTGAGTTTACAGTTAAGACATTCGATACAACGGCGCTATTTGCGACAGCGGCATCTTTTACATAAAGTTTATTCCAGTTGTTAGCAGTGGAACCAAGATCATATGTCGTGTTTGCGCCGCCAGAAACAGAGCTTGAATTTGCAACCAACGGTGTTTTTTCGTTACCAGTAGAAGTTCTGAGAACAATATTCAAGTCTTGATATGATGTGTTTGTGCTAAGTGATTTCAATACTCTTGTAGTAGAACCACGAACAACAAACTCACCCAAAGTATCAATATTATTGTCAGAGTAAACATAAGTTGTATGAACATTACCAAATGGATTCGCATCAGAACCTAAATCAACTGTGATTGCAGATGGTAAAACATCCGCATCAACATAACCAAGAATAGATACTGTGTCATCAGTTGTTGCGCCAAGTGTTACATTGTTATTGAAGTATGTTTCTGCGCCACTAAAGGTAGCATTACCAGTCTGTGTAAGAATGCCGTCAATGTTAACATTCGCATTGAAGTCGGAAATAGCATTTACGTTAAGAACATCTGTACCAGCATCACCGATAGTGGTGTTAGCGCTAGTTACATTTACAAGTGCGCCAGTAAAGACTGCGTTAGCAGTTTGTGTCAGAATCCCATCAATGTTCACATTTGCATTGAAATCAGAAATAGCATTTACGTTAAGAGTATCAGCGGCACTAAATCCAACCGTCATAATATCAACATTTGCATTAAAAGCTGCGGCTGTAAATATTGTGTTTGAACTCACATCGAAAGTTGTACCATCAAGATCAACTCTTGCGCCAGTGATAATTGTATTTGAAGTTGATTTTAGTTCTGTGCTTGTAATGTAAGTGTTTGGTCCAGAAATATATGTGTTTGATTTCGCATAGAACGAACCAGTATTGATTGTGGTATTAGCAACATCAATTTTAAAAATCTTAGAAGCACCGCCGTCAAAAACTACGTTACTTGAAACGACTACATTGTTTGCATCTACTGTGAATAGGTTGATACTAGATGTAACATCAATAGTACCGTTTGTAGATGTAAATTCTGCATTAGATGTAATACTAAGTATTGCAGGAACACTAACTGTGCCGCCTGTTAGAGCATCAACAGCGCTAAGTGTTGTCGCTGAAAAGATACCTTCAACATGTGCGTTGCCTGAGGTTTGAGCGCCGTTTGTAGTATTAGGTTGTGCAACATCATTTACGGTAACAACGACTGTTCCCATGTCGGCGATAACTAAGTTCGTTTTGCCGATCCAACCGCCAAAGCTGTCACTCGTTACATCTACGTTAGCGGTTAAATATGATGATTTTGACATTCTGCTTTTTACCTATTTGCTATCTGAATTAATAATTCACGAATATTGTTGAGTTCACTTTTGATATCATGTATTTCGCATTCCAAGTTCGCTACCTTATTCGACTGTTCTTTCGTTTTACGATACTTCTCTAAGGCGCCCTTATTCTTATTTATAAGAGCGCCTGTAGATAAATCTTTTAGAAAGTCTTCATTATCGGTATTAACTATCATACTGTTAACGCAAGCGCCCTCATATCTCTGACTCTAGGGATTCTGTGTGGACCCGTTGATGTCATAACTATCTTTACTGCAAAATATTTATAGTTAGTATAAACGGCGCCTTCAGCATCAACATAATTAAAGTCTGTGCCGCTTTCAAGAATGGCAGAACCACCAGCAGTTGCAGCAGATGTTACCGTCGTACCGTCTGCTTGATATCCCGTTGAACCCAATGAGTATTGGAACTCTTTGAAATCAAACCGGTTATTGTTTGCAGAAGTAAAGTTTGTTCTGTCTTCTGCCTGTAGTTTTGTCCAAGGTATTTGATCAAACCCTGTTGAATCTGCCGCATTCTTGAACTTAGCGTATACAGTAATATTAGAACTTGGTGGTTTGTAAGCAGTCAACCAAATTTTTAAATCATCTGCGTCTAGCCCGTCAGCAAGCTGAACAGTTCTTGAAATATACTTAGACGATGCAGCACCAGCAACAGTTGTATTTTCATCTGTGATATCATTGTTAATAAGATGTTCGTAGATATCTACTGTTGAGATTTGATGATCAATAAACGGAGAAGTATCACGAGTAGATGTAGAGTTATTAGACAGACTCATTCTCAAAACAAACGAGTTTTCAGTAGGAGCAAGCGACTTACTCTTAATGTAAGTAGTCGTTCCGTTGAAATACTTGTTGTCATCAAAGTCGATGTTTGAAGTTCCGCCACCAAGATAGTCGCTTGTTCCGTTTGACAAAGATGTTGCTGCCAAAATTGTTTTTGTTCTTGTGAAGTTTGATTTGTAGAACTGTGGCTGCAAGTAGCTTACTGGAATAGCGTCAACTGATTCGATAGTAGCAGTTGCACCCGAATCAGCACCAATAAGAACATTGTTGTTTGCAAAAACAAATCCAGTTTTAGCGCTAGACTCTTCAAGAATAAGTCTGATCGGATCGCCATTTGTATTGAAGTAGTCTACTTTACCACTTACGGTTCTGTAATAGTTTGCAGATGTATTTGCAGTTGATGGATATTCAGATACAGTCATAATGGTGTTATTAGCAACATTCGTGATTTCTAGAACTTGATAATCAGAACCATCAACATAGACGAGATGTTCGCCAGATGCGAAGGTAGATGTGAATGTTGTTCCGCTACCAGTAATAGTTTGACTTGTAGTGTTAGCAGATATTGTTCCTGCAAGATTTGAACCGCTCACAAAAACATTTTCTCCACGGTTGAATTTTCCAGCATAAGAGGAGATCGTGAAGAACTCGTGATCTTTGTTTGTCATTGTGAACGAACCAGAAGCACTACTAAACTGTGATTTATACAATTTGAACTTCAAGTTTTCGTCTTGATATGGTGTCCATGAACGGTTGTTTGTAGATGTAAACAATGTACCTGTAGCAGCATCCATCGTAATTCTGAGGCCGCTTGCAACATCTGTCAACCCTGTTTTGCACACCCAGATCGTGTAATCAGGATTACATTGATCAGGAATTGTAACTACGCAATATTCTTGTCCAGCTCTTAGTGCAACAGGAGCATCAAATGTTACTGTTGTTGCAAGCGAGCCGTCGTCAGACACACTCACTTCACTGGAATCTAGGTGAACAGAAGCAAAAGGAATAACATCTGGTCCAGGATATCCGTTGACTGAGTTTCTTAGTTGAACAGTAACACCCAAAGTTGCGCTTTTTTCTTTAAAGAACACATCAATCTTACTTGCCATAACAGCACTGTCGGAAGACATATCTGGTTCAATCATGAATGTTTGTGCAATAGGATCGGTGCCCCGCTCCCCAGGTTGATCATCACGGTCTTCACGTTGAACGGTAACATTTGTAGTGGAACTCGTGCTTTTTGTTTGTGATGTTACTTTTTTCAGACTTGCTTCACGAGTTGTGATTTCAAGTGGTGTTTTTTCTACAGAGAAGTTATAACCTCTGTAAGTCGCAGTTGTAGTAGAAGTTGCGGCTGCAATAGACAAAAGATCATCAACATCAGTGATCAAAAGTTCTCTGTCGCCAACATAGAATGTATCCGCAGGAACTTTGAAAATTGCTCTTATAGTACCTAAACTATCAGAGTAGATTTCGTGCGCAACTCCAAATTTACCTGCTCTTCTTAGATCAGATATCTTTTTAGTTGCGCCCTGATTCGCAGGGACAACGCTTGTATTTACATCTACATCATCAAAGTAAAAGTAGAAACGAGTGTTTGGTCTCATACCTTGTGAAAGGATTCTAACATCTCTTTCTCTCAAGAAAGGTTTAAAATCAAAATCAGTTACGAAGTCGCCAACGAGATTTTGTGTCTCTTTGCCCTTTACGACAGCGATTCCCGTTTTTGTTGTTTGAGTAGTGGTGTTTGTGGTAGTTGTAGTAGTCGTATTTCTACCTTGAACAACAGCAGAACGGTTAGTAGTTCTACCAATAACTGCAGAAGAAACACTAGATAGAGGAACGAACTCACCAATACCATTTACAATCTCTTGTACCAACGCTGTTTGATCGAATGTAATATTTACAGCCGGTGCAGTTACAACTTCAGGTGCGCCATCGTATTCTGGGAATAGAACTGTAGTTCCTGGGAACTTCCAGAAATCTGTAACGCAGTTTCTATATGTTGTTGCGTATGGTTGATCAATAAACTTTTTATCAGTTTTTGTCAGTGTAATGCCTTCACCGAAGTCGGTAACATTTGACAACGAACTAGAAACAACTTTCATATCTAGATTATATTTTCTAAATCTTGGTGTCAACTCGCTATAAGAAGGATCAATGGCGGCCGCAAAGTTATCGTCTTTTAGATTTGCAATTTGAAGAGTATCAAAGTTATCTACAAGAATACCGTTCTTGAAACGATCAAGCCCAGCGGAATCTGTAACAACAAGGTCTGTTGCTGATTTTTCAAGCGCATTTAGAACAGTGTAGTATTCAATATTGTTAAGACGGGCTTCGATCTTACCGATATCATCCATCGTATAGCGTCTGTGATTTTCTTTTGAAATTCTCACACCATAATCTGGTTTACCCGCACTATTCGCAGTAATAGAGGGTAGTGATGGGAAAGGTGGAACACCAAATGTTGCGAGCGTCATACCAATTTTTGGTTCATTTGGCGCTTTTGGATTCTCAGAAGGCTCGCCTTCAAGAAGATTAAATCTACCTTCACCATCAATAATGAATCTGTCTTGGCGACCAAGATAGTAGCTGTATGTCGCTTCAAGTGTTTTATTCGGAGCAATCAGGTTTAGAGCAGTGCCGCCGAATGACATGCTTGCTGTTACACCAGCAACAGAACTTGTATTCACCGTTGCTGCTCCTGTGGTCGTAGCATAATCAACTGTGTTGGCGGCATATGGTCTAAAGTCGATTTGATCTCTGAGATAAAGAATATTTCCAGCATTCGTTGTGAATGTTGGAATGTCCTCTGTGCGGATTTTGGTTGCGGGTAATGTTGAAGTTGTATCGTCAATCGGATAACTGTCTACCGAGAAATATGACTGGCTAAACGAACCTGTTGTGCTTTTCTTGAACACTTTCATTTTAACCATAACATAGCGCTTACTACTAGAACCAGGAGTAAACCCTCTTTTCTTTACAATGTAAGAGTGCCCATAATATTCTTCGTTATCATTTTTCTTCAAAATGTATTTGTTTGTAATATCAACAGCACTTGTTGTGTAGTCGGCATTTGTTGTTTCTGTGATTTGCTCAATAGAGTAAACATCTGGCAAACCAAGCGTGTATGTGCCAGCCGTTCCAACAGTGTTTGTGTCGAACTTTACATATACAGTTTCAAGAGTTTTACCAATAGGTTTCACATCTGTTACTTTGACGTTATAATAAATTGTAACATCTAATGTTCCACTTAGACTTGTATCTGCTAGTGTAATAGTAAGAGTTGCAGCATCAGAGGATGTCGTAATAGTCGCAGTTGACATTACAAGCGATGTTCCTTGATCGTATTCGTCAACAGTTTCTTCTGCGATAACCATGATTTCGGCTCTAGCATCTGTGCCTAGAGTTGCACTTGCACCATAGGGGAATACAAATCCACTACCTAATGTAACAGAAGCGATGCCGCCAGTGCTAAAAGTAACACCAGTCGATGATGTTCTATAGATGTAATCTGTGCCGCTAGTCGCAACAGATTTGATTGCGGCTTTGCCAACGGGGAAAATAAGATTTTTGAACGAACCATCTTTGAGAACGGCTTTGCTACTTTCAAGAATCAAGTTCGCAACAGCGGCTGGACTCGAATCGTATATTGATCTCACAGTAGCAAAACTTTTACCTGATGCCATCTTGATATCAAACAAGTAGATTCTAAAGTTGGTATTTGATGTGCCATCACGAGTTACTGCACGAACTTTTGCAGTTCCCCAAACAGCGCCAGAAGGAGCAGACAGACCAGAAGTCGAAGTGGCGGATGTAGTTGCACCATAAAGAGTTACTGTTTGTTGTGTTGTGAAGTCGAAGTTGCCAAGATAGTTGTTTACAAGAATGTAGTTACCATAGTTGGCCAGAATGTCTTGTTGATCAGCAGTTTCGAATGAGGTCGCCTTTGACATATCAACAGTAATGTCAGCAAGAATTTGAACTCTTTTGCCTTCAACATAAGCAGTGCCAGCGCCAGCAATAGCTTCAAGCAAAGACGTATTAGAAGTTTTCTGTTGAACGCCAATACGAAACTCTTGTAGAGAATAGTTACCAGATTCTTCAGCCGTTCTTTGTGCCATCATCTTTTCGACACTATTGAATTGAGTTGTGTTGTTGCGTCTTACAAGACGACCATTGTCATATTCTTGAATAGCAAAGAAAGTTTCATCTGCTTCTGCTTGGGCAAGTGTTAGTGTAGTAAGAATTGGTGTTAGTTTCAGACGATCAGCGCCAGGTGCGTTGTAGTTGTTATAACCATTTGCGTTATCTAGCAAAGAAGTGTCGTTGTTACTTGTGACAATCGCTTCTGCGGTCTGAAAACCAACTACTACGCCGTCTGGTGCTGTGTTGTATTTGCTTACAACAACTTGTTGCGAATCAAAACGAACGAAATGCCCTTTTTGGAATACTACCCCATCTGAGCATCTAGTAGAATAACAATAGCCAACTGGAGCAGCGTCAATAGCAGTCGTAGCAACAACCACTGTGTAAGCAAGTGTTGTCAGTGCTTTATCAGAATATAGTTCGATGTTTTCGCCGGCTTGAAATGCTTTTTTATTAATCTGACCTGCTTTGGTGCTTGACTTTAAATATTTTACATAAAGAGTATTCAAATTAGGCGCTTGCGATTCTAAACCATCTGCGTAAAGTGAAACAACAGCAGTAACGCCTGTGATCGAACCAAGAGCATAAAGATTGACATAGTTCGTCATAACAACAGGTTGGCCGTTTGACTGTAGATCGAGAATTTTTACATAAGCAAGGCTCGTGCTTTCTACAAAGTTACCACCTTTGATAATGCTGCCTTCAACAAGAATATTCTCACCAAATCTTTCGACTTGATTTTGTAGAATAGATTGGAGTTGAGTCAATTCTCTCGCTTGTACGGCGACCGCAGGTTTGAAAAGAACTTTGTGGAAGTTCTTATCTTCACTATAGTCATCATAATATGGAGATACATTGAAATCTGTGTTGATACCCATTTGGTCTGCCTTTATTAAAATTCAATAACTAGTTTTACTTTTTCAGTTTGCGCTGCATCACGTTCTACTGGTGTAAAGTTCTCTGTGTATAAAAATAACCCAGAGTTATCTACTACATAGTTTCTGTCATACGATCTACCAGTTAATTTTGCTTCTGCTTTTGATGTTTGCCCTACAAATGTATTTATCGTTCCTGACGCATCGTCCGAAATAGAGAAGTAACCTTTTACGTTTGTAATCCCAATAACTGTGCTAGACGATCCGCTGTTCAAAGAGTGTACATAGCCAATAGCATTTGCTTCAAATGTATTGTCCGTAGATGAAACAGTAGAAACAACAGCAGAAGTTCCACCTGTGATAAAGTTCACTGTACTATTACCAGACTCAAATGTTCCTGTTATATTAGTAAGTGTGATGACACTATCAAAACGAGCAGATACAACACCAGTAGCGGCCGTATTTGCTTGTGTGATAACTTCACCTTCGCTGTAAACATAAGCATCATTGCTAATTGTAAGCGTAATAATATCAGATGCAAGTGTAGATAACCCTTGTTGAATTACAAGTTCGTCTTCTGCAAATCCAGTTCCGTTTGGTCCAGTATAAAGCATTTCTACTTGATATATTTGTCTCTGGTCAAATGTTTGTACTGATTTGTCAATCGAATCTACTGGAGAAACATATGAACTTGTTTGTCCTGTGACATAATTTACGGTTGAGTTGCCAGATACAAAGAAACCTCTGACATTCGAAAGTCTTACTACGGCAGCATCTCTATTTACAACAATACCAGTTGCGCCGCTATTTGCTTGCAAGATTGTTTCGCCAGCAGTAAAGCTAGACGCAGTATAAGTAGCGGCTAATGTGATTTCGACGTTTGCAAAGAGCGGGTCTTTTAAAATACTAATTTTTCTGAAATCATTATCAACAGAAATAGTGCTACTCTCTGTATTTGCAAAAGACATACCAATGCCTACTTTATTTGCATATAGTTCATTGATTACACTTGAACCATGACCACCAGGAGGAGAAACGATTGCTCTTGCTTGTCCGGATGTGCTACTGATAGCAAGAGATGTTGCTGTGTCAATAAGTCCCGTATTAGCAATGATTTGAATGTCTGCGTATGTGTAGTTGGCGCCTGAGTTGATAATTTCAATCTCTGAAATACTGTTTGCAGCAGGGTCAACAGTAGCAACAGCATTTGCACTTTGCCCGTCGCCTGAGATAATAACTCTAGGTCCAATTTCAAAAATAGAAGTCGCATCTGGATAAACTGTCAAACCAGCATTCAATAGAACACGGCGTTCTTCGCCAGTTACAATATATTCTGTAATAGTTCTAAGTTGCCCAGCACCAGTGCCAGAACGAATATAGAATGAGTTGTTCTTATAGAAGTCTGTGTTTGAAGAAAGTTCTGCGGTAATCTTTGTTGCCGCTGTAATCTCCTGAGATGTTGTGCTAGTAGTGCCAACAACATTTGCTCCAACTACAAAGTTTCTTACTGTTGAAGTAACACGGAATGTATTATTTGCAGCATAACGAGCAACGATAACACCTTCAGAAGTTTTGCCGTTATTCAGAGATGTGACTTTTTCTTCAATGAACCCTGTTGTGTTAGCCACTGTGATCAGATAGTCCGTAAACTTCTCACCGTTTAGTGCATATAGGAGCGTATTACCAGCAACAGCCGATTCTTTTACGGTACCAAAAGCGTAACTATTATATTGACTACCAGGATTTGAGATGATAATAGTATTGATAGAACCATCAATAGCAGCATTTGTTACGTTTGTATTTTCAACAAATGGGATATAATCAGAAGTGGCAAATTTTGAATACTCGGATGTAGTTATAGTATACATGTATTTCCACTGATAATTATCAGTTGTCTGATAGATTTCATCGGCAACATCAATCTCTGAGAATAGTGGCTGGTCTGTAGAAGCACCGCCGTTGTTATTGTAAAGACATTTGAAAACGTGATATGAACCTGATTCTAGTGAAGACACAAAGAAGTTTTTATTTTCAAGCCCCGTATCAAGATCATCATACATAGCATATGCTGTGCCTGAAATCCAAGGAATATTTTTGACCATGTGTTTTACATCAGAAGGCGTTACATGCTTACCAAAAAGCATGTCATCATACAACTCGTAATGAGTATAGTTCGGTGTATTTTCTGGGCTTGGTGGAATAGCATCGTTTGTAAACGGTGTGCTTTTGTGGCCAGTCACATAATAGATCGTGTTCGCACTTTCACTGAAAGATTCCACGAACTGTCTAGCAGCATGAGTTTTGAAATTCTGTGTAATAAGTTTCATTCTTGTACCGTTCTATTATGCTATTTCTATCACGCTGTTCGCAATGCTCAACTGAGATTCAATTTTAGAGTTTTTCGAAACGCTGCCGAACATTTCATTACCAGCAACATGAAGAACTCTTTTCAATATGTTTTCATATCTATTTAGTGATAACCCAGATATAACATCGTAAGAATATTCTTGATAATATACGTTATCTTGAAGTTTTTTCTCTGAGTTTAGGTGAGATGTAGTTGTCTTCCAGTAACCTTCGCCGACACCTTGTCTCGTAACATTAGATGTAGCAGTGATAATAAAGTCAAAGCCTTCTCTTTCAAGAGTAACATCGCCGTTCGGGATATAACCATAACCCGAATCGATAACTTCAACAGATGTCGCAATACCGTTAGCAGCGATAACTGTGCCTGTTACAGTTGCATTGTCGCCCAGAACAGATGAACCAGGGTCATCCGCTACGCCATCTACATTTGCGGTAGTTCCTGTAGTAACGCCTGTGATTGGATACGCACCTTGAAAAGCGATATTGAATGCGTTTCTTTCTACAAGAAGTGTTGCGGTATTACCAACACGGGTATAAGATAAAACTTTACCCTTTGCTGTCCCTGTGCCGCTAATAACTTGTGTCAACGATTCGCCAATTCTAAATGAACCCACAATATTGCTCACATACATAAAGAAGTTTCTTCTCTCGTAAGATGCGATATATTTGTTATAAACAGCAACAAAAGGATCAGCGTTATAGTTTGCGCCTGGGTTAATTCTTGTAAGCGATGCAATAGAACCGATTGTAAAGTTTTCGTTAGTCAGTGCGTCTACGAGCAAAGTATTGTTGTCGGCATCTGGTAGTTTTACAAAACCATAACCGTAGTCCATGTTCACTGTTACATCAGCGGTATCGCCACTTGTAGCGCCGATATCAATCGTGGCAACATCATAATATCCTTCGCCTGGATTAGTGATTGTGATAGAAGTGATTACACCAGAAACATCTGTTGTGATAGAGCCAACCGCATCTATATATGGATCGCCGTCAGCAAAACCACCTCCACTGAAAGTTACGACTGTGCCGTTTGAATATAATGTGCCGCCACTATTAATAGTAATGCTATCAACAAAACCAACACCAGAGTTTGCGCCAGTAAGTAGTATGTCAATGAACGGCGTATTGGCAGTATTGTTAGCGCCAACCATATCTGTATTGAGTGTTACTGTTTCTGTGTTTTCGATAAAACCAATATCAAAATCAGCGGAAGAACCTGTGGCTATACTGATAATAGGCTTATTCAGTTCAATGATATCACCATTTGCATATCTTGGAGGAGACACGAGATTTTCACGAGTTGTTTCCAGATAGAATGTGCCAGTATTGGCTACTATAAACGGCGAAGTGTTGCCGTGAATACCAACAGCGGTTGTGTTCGAACCAACAACAATACCAGTGACATATGTGTTTGCTATTGTATCAATAACACCATTTGCTGTAGACACCCCGTTGAGTCTTACATCAGCGGCACCAGTAACGGATGTACTTGAAATCGTATCAACGAGTTTTGTTCTTGTACCACGAATTTGTTTGCTATTTGTGAAAGAACCAAAGATTTCTCTGACAGCAATATAACCCGTGTCTTTTGCTGTGACAATAGCACGAGCGCCTTGTTGATCAGTAACAAAAGAATCAACAGCCGCAGAAGAACCAGAAGTTGCGCCAATAAGAGCAACTTCTGCCGACCAATTACCCCATGCAGAATCAACGCTAACAGATGTGCTATTTGTGACTGTAACTGTCCCAAAAGCATAAGAAATGATATTATTCGCAACAGCATCACGAACAGTTTGACTAACTATTTCGTTAACACTAAAAGAACCAGTCGGGGTTGATATTGAAAAGGTAAGTTCACTTTCTTCTTCTACATATTCACCAGCAATGAAACCCAAATCAGAAGTAAGATTAATTCTTCTTTGATCTGTAAATGTAGTGTCACCAATAACCTGAACCACAATAGTTGAGTTAGCAGATGGCGCAGAGATAGTCAACCCTTCTGAGTCAGTATTAGCAATCGATACAATGTAGCCGTTAGCTACAAAAGCGTTCGCTCCAGATTGACCAACAAGATAATTACCAACTACTGCGGCCGAGTTGATATCGGTTGCGCTCAAAAGTGTTAGCGTTTCGAGTCTTTGAACAACTGGCTCAAAACGAATAAAGTCAAGTGTTGTGTTTGAGTTATCTGTATAAAGAAGTGCGGATGAAATATAAACATCAGTTGCGGTTGCGCTTGATGTGCTATTTGTATAACCATAACCAGCTTCGGTAATAGCAAAGTCAACTTTACCCGTTGCGTTTTCAATCGCATCTACACGAACTTTACCTTGGCGCCCTTGTTCTGTAATAACATCAAATATGTCACCGACAATGTTATTTCTGCCACCAAGTTCGATAGTCAGGCTTGTAAGCGAACCAACAATCTTTGGAGCATTTTTTATAATACCGTCGTCTGTAACTCTTTCGTTTCTTCTAAAGTTTCCTCTTACAGAACTAAGATAAACAACATCGACAAGTTTACCGTCAACTCTTTTTGTTACAATACCTTCAACAAAAGCAGTAGCGCCACTATTAGAGCCACGAATCTGTTTGTTTACGAAACCACGAGTTCTTGAAGACTTAGCGAGTTCAATATAAACAGGTCTATACCATTCAGAATCGGATGGTTTTAGTATGTCTTCGCCTGGATAATAGATATCAACTTCTTCATTATAGAGAAGTCTCATAAGAAGTTCAAGAGATTGCTTTGAACCTTTTGATCTGTAGTAGTCCATGATGTGTTTGATCATGAAGCGCTTGTCAGTCGCAGTTACAAATGGAAAGTCTGAAAGATACTTTTCTTTGAAATGTACAAGAAACTCACTTAGAGTGTCATCAATATCATTTGAATTGAAAAGTTCACGATTTTCTTTGTAAGTGTATTTGTCCGTTGTTTCTAAAAACTCGTAATACGCTTTTACGAATGCTACGAAACCAGGACCATCTTCTTTATAGAAAGACGGAAACTGGTTCTCTACTAACTGCGATACAGTTTTTACAAACTCGGTCATATTACTATTACTCTCTTACGCCATACACGGTAATGTTTATATCTTGTTCACGAATAGTAATGATTCTGTCTTTTGGTGCGGCAATATCTTTGGAGTTTGTTCTACCATAAATCTTGATTTCTGTGCCAATAAAAGCAGATACACTTAGATTTGTAATGACAACACGACCCGTTACATAGTTTACATTACCAATATTTCTATTGAGATACACAAAACCAGTAGCGGTTGTTCTGAGAATTTGAAGAACTCCTGCACCGTTGTCTTGAATAAATGCTGTTTTTCCGTTGTATGTGAATTGAGAAGATTTGATAGCTGGTTTATGGTCGGTAAGCAATTCACCTGCGGTAAGTAGATGGTCGGTGATCAATATGTTTTTGAAGTTTAGCGTGTAACTTGTTGTTGTATCAAGAACAGGATTGATTGGAATAATGGCAAGAACTTCTGTGTCGTTTGATAGAATGTTCGCATTAGATTTATCAATATCATATCCTAGTTTAGAGAACCTAAATGTTTTTCTAAAGTCAGAAAGATTATTAGTAGAATATGCAACAATAGCAGCTTTTGCTGCGGCACGAACATCGGTTTCTGATGCGGTTGTTGTTTTTGTATTGTAATACACTTTAGCGTCAACGTTCAAGAACATAAACTCAGGAGAAATTACAATGGGTTCAATACCGATTGGGCATCTTTCTTTTAGATATGTGTAGTAAGCATTCTTATTGTTTTCAGAAACACCTTCTGCGTTTTGAACATCAACAGCAACAACAACACGCCCATATCTTGGCGGTGTCAATTCTTCTCCGCCATATACAGAGATTGCTTGAATTTCTGGAAACTCGTTTTTAAGGATAATTTCATAATCGCTTTCTGTAACGGCACGATCTTGAACTTGGATAGACTTAGGTGCAAAGAAGCGAATCGATTCGATTGATTCTCTGTCAGCGCCACCTTCTGATTTGGCGATAGTCGTGATCGTCACTGGATAGCCAGAGATATTTTCTGATGTGAAAGTTCTAATACCATTTGGAGCATCTTTCGAAGATATACGATAAGATACTTCAATGATATTATTGACAACTGGTTGTTTACCAAATACACCTTTACCAAACGTGATTTCATAACTATCGGAATCTGTTGGTTGAATATAAAATACTGGGTCAGTTGCAGTAACACCAAAGATACTATCTTTTCTTGTAAATTCTGTAGATACTGCACCCGCTGCGGCACTCGCTCTTACAGCAACAGAGATGCTACTCGTATCAACATCAGTATTGTTTAGAATAAATCTTTGTGTGGTTCCACTGATTGCGGTATAGTATTCTGTAATAAGTTTGCCTTCATAGATCGAAACATCAGTGATACAATAAAGACCATCGACTTGTGTTACAGTATATGAACGGTCTGTAGAGAATGTGTATCTGTTATTACCAGAACGGCCATTAAACTTTGTGCCTTTCGGTACAATGATAAACGACGGCGCATCGTTTGGAGAAATATCAATTTGAACTTTTGCAGCCGCAGAGATACACGATCTTGGTAGATAGTTCAACTCTTTTGCGTGAGAAACAGCAGACTGTCTTGTTTGTGCAGTGTCAAGAAACATTTCGCTATACGCCATGTTCGTATAGAAGTTATTCATATAGGTGTTGTAAGACATAACATCCAAAAGGACATTCATGTTCGATCCGTCAAAGTCATAGTCTTGAAACTGAGTTTGACCTTTGAGATAGTTTTTCAGAGCCGTTTTAGCAGCAAAAAAATCTAACTCTGTGATTGAAATATTATCTGGCATCTTATCTAACTCTTTCTAGAACAACTTCTAAAACAACTGGCTCTTGCTTATTTATAACATTGAATACAATAGATACATAGACGCCGTTTTCGTCTTCTGCCGCAGAACAAACAACATCAATAAGATTGCATCTAGGCTCATGCGTCTTGATTGTGGTTGATATTTGTTGCTTCATAGAAACAAGAAGTTGTGGTGTGATATTTTCAAATAACATAGCACGAATATTCCCGCCAAGATTTGGTTGGAAGAATCTTTCGCCTCTATCAGTAAACAGAATATTCTTGATTGATTGTTTGATAGAGTTTTCGTTCAACTTGACAGCAACGTCCTCACTGACTGGATTAAAATCCAAGTCATTTGTGAAGTCACTATAGATGACCCTTGATGCGACGGGAGAAGTTGACATGTTATTCCTCTTTAGTTGTATTTATACATTAGTATGGGGAAAATCTGCTGTCACCAAGTGATGTGTTCCAGTGTCTCTTAGTACCACGATCACAGTGTGTGAATGTTCTATAGTAACCAAAACCTTTAAAACCAACTTTTTTACATAACGTAAGAAACTCAAGTCGTCTTGAATTGCTTGCACCAAAAGTCCCAATATCCATGGCTTTGCCACTCATATGTTGAGACTTCTTTGCTACAGCCCCATCAAAACCCTTCTTGAAATGGCGAAGATATGTGTTATAATAGGGATGTCTATATCCGCTATTGACTTCGAACGTCATGCCCATTATCTTAGCAACTTCATTCATCAATTCAATAGTATGTAGATCAAGCCCGTAGTATCCAATCGCAGGAGTGATACCTTCTGCTTTTACATTTACAATACCACCCCCGTCATCGACGAGTTTGAGATTTCCGTAAGTAGCAAAGAACTGATTATTTGTTACTTGTGGCAAAAATATTAGATTTGACCAAGATTTTGGATCAGGATGACTCGAATAGTTACTTGGCACAATAATTGGTGTTTTATCTCCTGCTTCAAAAGATGGGTTTGCAGGATTACTCGAAT